TGGAAAATTTTTTGAAATAAAATTCGTTAATGGAAAATCCAAAACAATATTTTTACTATGGATTTGGGATTTATAGATGAACTATTAGGAATCACCATTATATTTATGGAATATATAATGGAGTTTAGTAAAAATTTTTATAATGATATTAAAATCAAAACTAATGATGAAGTTAAAACTTATACAAATACAAGGTTTACTGAATTTTACACAAAAATATATCAGAACCACAATAAGTCAAAGACAAAGACTTACAGTTTTTTAGATAAATGTATATTCGGCATTTGTATGCGTTTTTTCCCACGTGAATATTATCGTAAAGAAGGTTTTGATTTTAATAAACTTGATCAATTTAATGATTCAATATATATAGATACAGAATTGGGAAAAACATTGAAGGAGTATCCATTTACATTTTTAACAAAATTCCCCGAAAAATCACTTCAAATACTTAATTCTTGTGAAGATCATTTAGAATATTGTTTTATGAATATTACATATATTTTTGCTGATTACAAAGAAGTAAAATATGTTTGTGATAGTAATAATGAGGATGACATTAAAATAATAAATACCAAAGAAGATTTAGATAATGTAAAAAATAAAAGGTATCTGTACAATATATTACCATCCAAAAAGCTTTGTTTGTTTTCAGGACATCATAGTTCTGGGGCATGTGGTCAACCTGTAATAAGTGCAGGGTATGTAACAATAAAAGATAATAAAATAATAGATATTGATAATAGTAGTGGTCACTATGCACCTCCATTACGCATGTTACAGAAAGGGATTGATATATTGTTTGAAAAAGGATTAATTGAAACAAATAAGGACATTGATACTATCAATTCCGAAAGTATTATGAAAGTACAAATTACTAGTGAATCTAATGAAATTATGGAAGACAATTTTTGTAAAGATTGTAAAGATGTAAATGGCGGTAAGAAACGCAGTAAAAAGTCCCGCAAAAGTGGTAAAAAATCAAAAAGGCGTTCTAGAAAAGCTAGTCGTTCTCGCAGAAGACGTTCTCGTAATTAAGTTGCATCAACCGTTCAACACCATAATGTCTATATCATTTTTCAAGTTTTTCAATAATTCCGGATCCTGACTCTCATATCTATTCTGAAATCCTTCAAAATTGGATTGTTTTCTTGTATTTACCTTGTTTTTATTTTCGGCATATTTATCTTCTAAAATATTATATCCTTTATGTACCATATTTTCTATGACCATTTTACGGTCTACAGTTTTCCATTTTTTATTATTCCCCATAACAGAAGCATAAGGTAGTTTTTTGTTAGTAATTTTGATATTATGGTTTTCTGGATGTTGGGGATCAAAATGGATTTTTTCCAGAAGAGTAGGAACTGATTTGTATACTTTTTCAATACACTGAAGGATAGCTTTGTCGTCAATATAATCTATATTTTCATTACCAAATGCATTAATGTTTATGTGAATATTTTGCTGTTTTTCAATATGTTGAGTATCAATATTAGTACTGTTATTATTGGTGGTACCAGCATGTTTTTCCAACAACATAGCGATTTGTGCTTTCATTTCTTCTCGTTCCTTTTCAAAATCTAATATTTTTTGCTGCATCAGTTCAATTGAATTTTTTATTGTATTTGTTTCATTTTGTTTGTTACATTTCTTCTTGTGAGCAGACAATCCAGAACTGTAAAGAAACCATTTACCACAACCACAGTTATATCTTTTTGTATTTTCATTAGAAGCCATAATATGTTTTTTGGATGCAATGTGTCTCTGATACGATTGTTTGTTTGAAAATGATGTAATACTACAAGCCTCGCATAAATATACGGTCATTATAATTATATATATTATTATTATTCTAAATTATTATTTTGCTTAATATATGTTATTATTTATCTACTATATTGTATTTTACAATCTGTAAAACATAAACAGTAGATTTAAATGGCTGTATTAATAGTAATGACAGAATGTTATTATTCTACTATTATTATTTTGTTAAGGGGTGGGGATTTTTTTTTTATAATTCTCGATAAGAATTCCTAAATTCTATTTTTAAATTTTCATTTTTGGATTCTTGGATTTTGGATTTCCAGAACTTTCTTTCGTTGCATTTTATATTCTATAATACAATTCCTGGAAAAAATTGATTTTTTCTTGCCAATATAATACTATCATTCACTACCATCATACTACTTTTGCTACTATGACTCAATTAACTCATGAACAGTTAACCTTTATCTCTGAACTCCCGAACATTGTTTATGCCACACAGTTGGCTGTAGGGAATCATATGAAAGAAGAATACTATCAACGTTTGCTACATATTAACTTTATACGAAAAGGGTTTACTGCAAATCATACCAGTGTTTTGGAAAATTGTGTGGTTTATAAATTAAAAAACATAGAAGGTGAGGATGTATTATTAGGAAACAGCATACACGGAAGGACCGATATTGAATTGACTAATTTGTCAATGATTTTAGAGGTCAAGGCAACTAGCTCAGCTACTAAACCAGAACATATTTCTCAATGCAGAAATTATTTGATCTCTCGTGATGACGTTAATATAGGGATCGTCGTCAACTTTATAACAAAAGAAACTCGTGATGTTTCTCCGTATACACAAATAGATGTTATGTATAAAACAGGCAAAATAGTCAAAATAACTGACACATATAGTATCCCTCAGTTTAAACAAACATCTACTGTATACACGAAACAATTGCCTTCTTTATGTGAATATGTTGTGACGGATGATACTTAAATAAAAATTTCAAATAGAACATAGGGATAGCTTTAGTGTTTTTATTAAATTTACACCCTTTAACATTTTAAACAGAACTCCTAACTATTTTTTATTTTAATAATATATACATGAGTAATACTGTTACATTTACAAATGATAATACATACCACAATACGGATATATCAAAAAAAGAACGAAAACTTCATACACAAACAAGAAATGAGAGAGAAGCAGCAATTAGTGACTACACGAAATCATACGAAGTTCCTTTTTGGCATAATCAATACCCATCTTCTAAAAAAATCATTCCGTCAGGAACAGAAATACTTACTGCAATGAATAAGAACCCAGAAGCAGTATGGGAAGGTGGAAGGAAAAGAAAAACAATAAAAAAACGAATGACAAAGAAGAGGAAAAATCACAAACGAAAGTCTAAAAAGAAAAGTCTAACTAAGAATCGTAAATAATTTTAATCGAGAACAACAGGCGAGCGAAGCGAGCCTACATACACACCGATAGTTGAATATTTTTTATAATTAACTACCATTTATATAACAAATTATATACATTTTTAAAACGTTTTAAACATAACGTTTCTTTATAATTATGTTATGAGTTCAATTAAACACCTTATTGTATTAAACGGTTATTATTACATTTTTTGTTCTTTATATTTTTGGGGAATTACTGATTGTTATAGTACTAATCATTGTTATTGTGATGTTTTTAAAGATCCTTTGACTGTACTAGAATCCCAAATGTTTTCTTCTTTACTATTTACATTGGGATCTATAAGGGTCCTTTATAAAGAACACAATAGTAAGGTTATCATTTTTGTTTCTTTTATGTTAGAATTTTTGTTTTGTTTCCAAGGATCTCTTGTTACTCATACTATGCATTCAAAAAATGGTTTGGAAATGTCTATGTTATTGTTAATATTCGCTTTTATTACTCATTTTTGGCTTGAATGAATGATATATATATATGTTTTTACTTTATAATGAATGTATTGTGGATGTTTTATTTTTTCAATGAGATGATTGCTAATATTAGTGTTCGTTTATCTCAAGCCAGTTATTGTGTTCAAACGGAATGGCTTTGTCCAACATGCGATCCTTCTGTTTCTCTTGATTATATTGTTGAAAACAAAGGATCAAAGGCTATTCAAGGTTTTGAAACGAAAACACAATCTATATTTACCTCTTTTAGAGGTTCTACCAACATAGAAAATTGGATTAATAATATTCAAATTTCAAAAGTCTCGCCTTACCATTATAACTCAACTTTACAAGTTGAAAAGGGATTTTATAATGAGTATTCATATATAAAATCTATTCTAATCGACAATTTAGAAATCCTATCTCAAAAGTATAATACCAACAAGTTGTTGATTGTAGGACATTCTCTTGGTGCAGCAATGGCTACATTGTTTAGTTATGATATTGCTATCTCTTTCCCTCAATATACTATTATTTATTTAGTTACCTTTGGATCTCCGAGATTAGGCAATTCATTATTTGTATATGATTTTTCCCGACAAAACATACCAACTTATCGTATTACTCACTATTATGACATTGTTCCACACTTACCAGAACAGGTTATTGGGTACATTCACGTTCCCAATGAAATTTGGTACAATGAAGATAATTCTGATTATAAACAATGTCACGATTCTGAATATATGGAAGATAAATTATGTTCAAATTCGTGTGCGCCTATACATTGTATTAGTACGTCAGATCATTTATATTATTTGAATGTATCAATGGGAAGTACGCAATGTTAGAATTAAAAAATTGAATTTATTTCTAACTTTCTCTTACATTATTATAATAAACATCATGTCAACTATTAACTATTTAACACTCATTAATGAATCTAACCCTATCCACCGACCATTGATGGAATTTATATGCAAAGAGATCCATAATACGTATGAACAAGAAAAGTTACCATTTTGTTATAACGAAGATAATTACCATGACTGTGCGGAGTGCGGTAAACCGTTTCATGGTAGTTTTCCATATATAAATGAACCATGGGGAGATAACTATGTTATTACATGCTGTAGTGGATATTGTTGGTGGTCTGTGACATATGACATACGGGCTGCCGGGAGATGATTGACAATGGAAATAAGAATAAAAATATATAAATATTTAATCTATAATTACTATATAGTTACTATATATTATGCCTAATTATTGTGACATTATATTAACATTACGGTCAGATAGTAAGATTGATTTGGAAAGATTTTATAAAGAGAATTATTTAGATGAGAACCAACCTTTATCTTTTCACAAACAAGTACCAGTAATTGATGATATTAATTGTGACAATGTATGGGGTACAAAATGTGATCCTCTTTATGTAGAAGTTGAAGATAATATTCATACAGAACAACCTAATATTATTTATTTTTTTCAGACGCAGTGGTCACCTCCAATGTTATGGTTAGAAGAGATATTAAACCGAACTCCGAATATGACAATAGAAATAGAATATAGCGAACAAGGGTGTGATTTTTGGGGAAAGAAGGTATATACTAACAACTCTTGTATTTTTTCAGAAGAAAAATCATTAGGTGAATACAATTGGAATCGTATCGACAAAACGATAATAGATAATATATTATGTAAGTTTAAATCATTATCTGATGACAATGATACATTGAACGAAATAATAGAAGAACTGTCATTACATACTAATTATAGTGACAATATTCAATTTTATTTAAAAGAATATATCAATTTGGGGTATAATTCCACTTTTACACCTTTGGAAATTTAAAACGCCAACTTTATAGATAGTTTTTCTTTATTTTTCTTGTCTTATTTTTTGGTTTATATTTTTCTGGACGCTCATAAACTCCCTTAAATATATTCTTAAATGTTGTTAATTGTATATCACGCAAAACATTTGCTATATTGGTTTGTAAATGAATATAAGTTAATCCCTGTTTCTTTTGTAATTTAGATTTTAGGACACTAAACCAATTTTCTATCGCATTTGTAAAATGTTGATAAGGAACGGAATAAAGTATTTCATTATTTTTATTTACCAAATCTTTAATGTTTTGATTTCTATGACTACTCGCATTATCCATAATAATAAGTTTATTTTTGTTATACTTGTCTACCCAACGCATTAGACTTCGTGGATGGCACTTAAATATCTTACAAGTTTGCACTTGATTATTATTTTTAGATAGATAATACTGAACTGCTGTAATCTTATAGTCTTCGCTTTTATGTGGTGGCATTTGCTATATAGTATAATATCTTATAATTTATTATTTCGCCATAATCCCGTACAAATGTGCATTCCGTAACACCCATTTTTTTTTAACCATTCTATATATTGATTATTATTTTTTGTAGGTGGATGAAATAAACTTCTCTTACTAACACAAATATCATCGTTTATTTTAGAATATTTTTTCCACATAGCAAAAACAAATAAAGGTCCTGTTCCTAATACATTACCATCTATATTTTTGTCTGTAGCATAATCTAATTTTGTTCGGTCAATTGTAAATAACGTGTCCATTAAAGACTTCCAATATGGATGGTTCGGTTGAGAGGCAAAAATACAATTACCTAAACAAATATGATTACCATTTTCGTCTTCTCTATTACATGGTATAACAACTTTTTCATTTAACATATCAAAATGGTTAAACATTAAATAGTCCATATCTGTGTATAATCCTCCATATTTATACATTAAAAAATATCTAAACATATCTATTTTCATAATCATTCTTGGCAATTCATTAAACTTGTCATAATATTCTGGAAATTCTGTTTTCATTAACCTATCCATATCCTCATCTGTATAAAAACGATATTCAAAATCAGGATGTAATCTTTTAATTTCTGTTTGACACATTTTATATGTTTCTGGTAATTTATGATTTTTGTATGTTTGATGAATAATTTTTGGTATAGTCATTTATAATATATAGTTTATAAATAATATTTATATTTAAACTTATAATCGGCGTTTTAAATTTCCAAAGG